TTACAGGGCAGGCCTGATCCGCTCGCTCAGTGCCACCACGGTGGCGGCGTCGTCAACATAGGTTCGGCGGACCCTGCCGACATTCTGGGGCGACCAAGCGACGATGCGACCGATCTCCTCGTCGGTCAGATTTGTGCGGCAAAGCTTCGTCACGAACGTGCCGCGGCAATCGTGGAGATGCTTCACTCGATCCGGCTCGCCCAGCGATGGATCGCCCGGGTGGATTATGCCGGCGGCGCCGTTGGCAGCATCGCGGATCTGATTGAAAGCCGCAGTGAAGCTGCCCGCCGTCCATGGCCTGCCGAGACTATTGACCAGCAGCGTGTTGACCCCTGGCTCTCGGTGCCGCGTGCGCAGCTCGGCGATCAGCCGGCGGCTCTCGGGGATCAGCGGGATCACCGCCCGCCGCCGCCGTCCCCGGCTCTTCTTGCGCGCGGTGCGAACGATCGCGTGGTCGCTGACCTCGTCAAAGGTGACGCCGATCAGATCGCCTCGGCGCATGCCGGTGACGTTGGCAAGATCGAGGCCGTCGATGACGTGCGGGCGATTGAGAGCGAGCGCCGACAAGGCGAAGGCTTCATCATCTTGCTCGAGCCAGATGATCTCAGCGCGGTCCGCGCCTTCGTACAGCGCAGGGACATCCGCAGCGACGTTGATTGCGACCATGGTCCTCAGCTTGCCCCAGAAGAGCAGCTCGCCGAGCACTTGGACGCCCATGTCGGCCGCGCGCGGCGTGGCTGCGCGTGAATCGCGCCAGGCGATGACCTTCGCCACCATCCGCGGGTCGTTCCATACGTCCAGCGGCGTCTCACCCCACCTCCGCTCGATCGCGTCCAGCTCGTAGCCCCAAGTTTCTTTCGTCGTCGCGGCGAGCTTGGTCCATTCCGGGCTGGCCTTGGCGGGGATTGTGCCCCGCCAGCGCCGCGCAAGGCCCGCCAGCGTGCCTTCGTCCCGCGGACTGATGAGTTTGGCCTGCTCGGCCGCGAGCGCGCTCAGCGCCTCCCTGTCGAGCCTCGGCCTGGTTGGGCCGGCGGTCTTCATGATGAGCGGGCCGCCCCGCCAGGCATAGACGTACCAGCGGACCGGCTTGCCGGGGCGAGCGCTGCGCACGAAATGGACGCCGGCGACGTCGCTCATCAAAGTTTTCCGGCGGCTTCGAGCTCGTCGAAAAGGCTGGCTGGCTGTTGCGGCATGGCGCGCGCCTCGACGATGCGGATGGTGCCGTCACGAAGCACTTCGAGCCCGGCCGGGTCAAGGCCCGCCTTGCGCGCGGCCGCGACGGTGCGGTCGATGACGGCCTGGCTCGGATAGGCGGCTTTCGGCAAATTGGCGTGAGCGCCCATCAGGCGGCCTGCCGCCTTGCCGCGGCCTGGGCGCGAAGCTCCGTATTGAGATCGCCCAGCCATGCGCGATAGTGGCTCAGGAGGCCGTGAATGGCCGCCACGGCGTCGCGGCGGGCGATCCGGGACGGATCGGCCGGGGCCTTCGCCACGGCCGCCTCGCCAGCCTGGAGGGCGCGGGCGGCAGCGAGCTCCATCGCCTCGAGCGTGATCTCCTCGCCGGCGGCGCCGACGATCACCGTCTCGCCCCATCTGCCCTCGCACCACCGCGCGATCGCGCCCCATGCCGCATAATCCGCCTCGGCATCGCCGCGCTCGATCTTCTCCTCGGCGATTCTCGCCGGGTAGAGCCGCGCGCGCTCGTCGCGCTCCCGTGCGGCGTCCGGCGCGTAGCCGGCGCGGATGGCGGCCGAAAGGAAATCGGCGATCACGCTGCCACTGCCTCTGCAGCAGTGGCCACCAGGTTCGCCCGCACCAGCGCTTCCGACAGCGGCGGGCAGACGCTGTTGCCGATCATGCGGATCTGCGCCGTCTTGGTGAGCGGCTTGCCGTTGACGATCGGGTCGAGAATGTAATCGTCGGGAAAGCCCTGGGCCCGGGCCAGCTCGCGCGGCGTCAGCATCCGCATGCCGATATCGGCGATGACATATTCCTCGCCGTCGATCGTCACGGTGACCAAGCCGAATCGCTCCTTGGTCGTGGCAGTCCCGATCGGCTGGTCGAAGCCGTGGCCTCCATTCTCGTTGCCGTAATATTTGATCAGGAAGGCGGCCACTTCCGCGAAGTGAGTGCCGCCGGCGGAGACGGTGTGGAGCGGCTCGTCGATCGGCTGGCCGTCCTTCGACGTGCCGCGCAGCTTCATGACGCTGGTGGCGACGAGGCGTTGCGTGCAGCCCTTCTGGACGATCGTCGACACTGGCTCGCCCATCGAATGGCCGATGACGCCCGTGTTGGCCTGTTCCATATGGGCGCAGACGACCGCGAGCGGCGGCGCGCCGCCGGGGCGCTTGATGAAGCTGTTCGCGGTGACCGTCGGCGCCGGATCGTCAAGCGACTGGCCGGGATGATCGGGCCGGTATTTGTGGAGGAAGGCGCTGACCAGGTTCTGATGCGCGCCGCCCGTGATCGTATGCGTCGGCTCGTCGCCCGCGGTGTAGGGCTTCTGCGCGTTGCGCATCGTCATGACGTGGGGGACGAGGAGCGCGGTCGCGACGCTGTGCTTGATCCCGCCGGCGACAATGGTGCCGAGCGGCATGTGCAGATCGAGGACGCGGGGCGCCTGCCCTTCCCGCTCGCCATAGCCCATCTGGATCAGCGTCGCGCTTACGGCCGCGAAGCCGCCGCCAGCACTGGTGATCGTGCGCAGCGGATCCTGTGCCTGGAAGGCGCGGATCGCCCGGGTGCTGGTGTTGTCGACGCTGACCAGCGTGGCGGCAAGGACGCCGAACTTGTTGCCCTGCGTCGTGACCGTGTGAAGCGGGGCGTCCGCCGCCTGGGCGGGGTTCGGTCCAAAGTTCTGCTTCACCAGCGCCGCCGCGACAAGGCAGGCGTCGGCCTTGGCCGTCGTCGTCGGATAGGGCCCTTGGACGTCGACCGGGCCGCTCTGCCCGCGCCGCCCGCCGCAACCGACGATCGTCGCGCTGATCAGCGCACTGTCCCGGCTGGCCAGCACGGTCGGGAACGGCTCGGCCGGGCCGTGATCGCCCTTCCCCCTTTTCTTGCCCTTGCTGTCGCGCTCGCCATGGGCGGTGCGCGCGAAGACCGGGGCGACCATGGCAAACTCGCCGCGCGCGGCCGTGGTGACCGTGCGCAGCGGATCCTCGGCCGAGTGAACCCTGCTGTCGCCGCCGCTGTGCGTGATCGGGACGATGAACGGCTTCGGGCTGTTGACGACGAATCGCATGATGCCATGGGCGATGCGGCGCTTTGTCGCGTCCTTCAGCTCCTTCTTGCGGGTGAAGATCGACGGGCACGGTATCGACCAGTCGATGATCTCGGCGGCGGTGCGGTAGTGCGGCAAGGCCGGGCTCGATTTCTCGAACCCGCGCTCCACCAGGCCGCGGTTCCACCGCTCGAACGCAAGCTCGCAGGAGGGACGGTGTGTCGGCTGGGGCCATACGATCGGCTCACCGTCGCAGCGGGCGATGACGAAGAGACGCTTGCGGCTGGTAGGCGCGCCATAATCGCAGGCCCTCAGCTCGCGCGACTGGACCTTGTACCCGGCGCGCCTCAGGCGGCCGACCCATTGGTCGAACGTCTCGCCCTTACGCTTCGGATCGGGCTTGTCGTCGGCGCCGAGCGGGCCCCAGGTGCGGAACTCCTCGACATTCTCCAGCCAGATGATCTGCGGGCGCAGTTGCGGACCGAGCCGCTCGACCCAGTGGACGACCGTCCAGGCCAGGTCGCGGATGTTCTTCTCGACCGGCTTGCCGCCCTTGGCCTTGGAGAAGTGCTTGCAGTCGGGCGAGAACCACGCGCCCAGGACGGGGCGGCCGTCCACCGCCTCGAGCGGGTCGACGGCGTAGATCGACTGGCAGAGGTGGTGCGTCGCCGGGTGATTGGCGAGATGCATCGCCACCGCCTCGGCGTCGTGGTTGATGGCAAGGTCGACGGGGCGGTCGATCGCGGCCTCGATGCCGGTCGAGGCGCCGCCGCCGCCAGCGAAATTGTCGACGATGATGCCTTCACCCCAGACGCGGATGAAGGCGACGGGCGAGGCGCCATCGAGCAGGTCGGGATGCTTCATTGGAAGGTCTCCGGCGCGTTGGCGCGCTTGATGAGGATGTCGACGTGGCACCAGCGCGCCGTCTCGGGGCACCAGCATTGGAGGTCGGCGCCGCGCAGGCGGGGCAGCTCGGCGAGCAGGCGCGCGCGCCAGCGAAACAGGGCGTCGACTTCTCCAGTCGAGAAGCCGAGCCGCTCCAGGGACAGCGCGGCGAGCTTGCCGTCGAACCATTGCTCGTAGAGGCGTACCGAGCGGGCGACGCCGAACCGGCGCCAGTCGAAGGGGTTGCCGCGGACCGTCGGGCGGCCGCAGTAGATCACGCCCTCAGGCGTGCGCGACCCCCTCTTTCTGGAACGCCTGACCCGTCGGGGCATTGACGCCGCACCGGCCCCTGATCGCGGCGCCGCCGCGATCCTCATGCTGCGGCCTTGGTGGCAACTGCCTTCGGCCGGGACGGGAGGCGCAGCGGCTTCGGCGGCGCTTCGCTGAGCCACAAGATGAGACGGTCGAACTGCCAGGCATCGAACTCCGTCGCAGCCCACGCATCCCGCGCAGCCCACGCAGCCCGCGCAGCCCACGCAGCCCGCGCAGCCCACGCAGCCCGCGCAGCCCACGCAGCCCGCGCAGCCCACGCAGCCCACGCATCCCGGCTGGCTCGCCCCCATTCCTCGTCCGAGACGCGGCCGGCGAGGAAGCCCAAGGTCGCCTTGATGGCGAGCCGCGGGCGCTGGTCATCGGGCCAGCGTTCCTCGAAGATGTGCAGCACCTTGATCGCGCAATCGTTGACGAAATAGGTCAGGCGCCGCGCGACTTCATCGTCCGTCATGGCAATCGCGGAAGCTGCCCAGATCATGTCCGAATAGGTGCAACCCGCCTCGCGAGCCGCGGCGGCGCTGAAGCAATAGCCGGGGTCGCAGTTCAGACGCCTAAGTGCGGCGCGGACGCGGCGACCGTCGTCGGCGCAGGGCTTGAGCTTGCTCAATTCGCCGACCGTGATGCAGAGCTTTGGCGCCGAGGCGGCTTGCTTCGTCATGGGAGCAGATCCTTTCCAATCAGAGGAAGAAGCCAGGCGAGGCCCGGCACGATGAGGCGGATGACGAGGTAGGCGAGGGCCAGCCCCGCCCCGACGAGCGCGACGTCACGGACCAGCAACACTGCATCCTCGATCCAGCGGCGTAGGCGAGCGTTCACAGCCCCAGCCCGAAATGAAGGGCCACGGCGAGGACAATGCCAAGCCGAAGCAGCGCCCGGTCGAGATCGTCGCGTCGACGCCAGCGGCGCTGCAGGAGGGTGATCATGATTGCGAACGCCGGGCATCGACGATCGGCAGAGCCGTCGAGCAGAAGGCGCATTCCGCAGCTTGGCGGCCCACCAGCCAATGCTGCCGCCCGCAGCTCGGACAATGGTTCGCCTCACCAGACCGCCAGCCGACGACATAGCCTCGCCGTTGCGGATCGTGCGGCTGGACGGTCGCGATTGGGCTGCTCGTGATCAGGCGGAGCCGGGGGCCTCTCATGCCGCTTGCCCTTGCCGCTCGAGGCTGCGCCGGTGGCGGGCGAGCAGGCCTTCGAGGACCGGGGCGTTGGCCTGGCGGTCCATCAGGACGTTGAAGCGCTGGAGCTTCTTGGCCGAGACGCGGGCCTTGCCAGCCATCTCCCGGTCGAGCTTCGCCAGCTCGGCGACCTCCGCGTCGCTGAGCGGCGTCCCGTCGATCAGCTCTGTAAGCGGAACCCGCTTGGTCGCCGACGCGCCGAACTGATTGCCGATGAAGACGGTGCGGGTGCCGTCGTCGTGCACCAGGTTGATGCGGGCAAGGGCGCGGCGGCCGTCGAGATTGATGAGCGCGGCGCTGCCTGCGAGCGGGAATGGAGCGTGGTTGTCGAGCATGGGGCCTCCTGATGGTCAGGAGGCGGATTAATACGTGTCGTAACGCCTATGTCAATACGTTATGTATTATTGGAGCGTCCCTGCACTGCTCGCTGGAGGCGGGAAGCTGGCCAGGATTGCGCGACGCACGACGCCGATCACCCGCGTCTCTTCGTCCGCTGCATGTTCAAGATCGGGCGCGCCCAGGACGATCGGCTTTTGGAATTCGGGGCGGTCCGACTCGCTGAGCAGGACATATTGGCCTTCAACCAGCGCCAGCCTTTTGCAGGTCAGTTCCACCAGATCGTGAGATTGGCGTTGAACGATCACCAGCTCGCCGGGCCGGGCCTCGATCCTGCCGAACCCGATCCGCCGACAAATGAGGGTGGACGCGGTCGGGAGGGTCAGGTTCATGCTCTGGCCTTCCAGATTGACCGCGAACATCTCTTCGCCCTCATCGCCGGTCAAAGCGGTAAAATCTATTTCCTCAGGCTCGTCGGCATCAAGCACCGACGCTTCGCGCCAGATCCCCGCGGCCACAGTTCCGAGCAGCGGGATTTTCCGAACGACAGTGTATGCTCCAACGGGCCCATGCTGTGGCGCCTCGATGTGATCCAGGCCCAGCAACCAACCAGGCTGGCGCCGGAACGCGCGCGCATAGCGAATAGCGGCATCCACGTCGAAGCCCCGCGTACCGTTTTCGTGACTGGTAAGCGTAGCCGGGGACCATCCGAACGCCTCGGCCGCCGCTGCGACCGTGCCGTAGCCGGCATCCTGTCGGGCCTCCCGCAACCGTTCGGCCATGATATCCTTGCGGCTCGCCATAATGCGCAGCGTAGCAAATCCGCTAATACAAGGGGTATTGACAGGGATAATACGCTGCGTATTACGTGACAGCATGTCACAGCACCTCCAGCCCATATACGATGTGTGGGGCGGCAACGCCGAAGCGATGGCCGCCGACATCGACGAGCTCGGCGTCACCGTGCGGCAATGGCGCAATCGCCGCGACATTCCGTCGCGCGCCTGGCCCAAGATAATCAAGGCGGCCGCCGCGAGACACCGCATCTTGCGGCTGGAAGATTTCCTGCCTCCCGAAGCTAAAAGCGATCTCCCGTTGCATGCGGGAAGTTCTGCAGCCGAATGGCCGATCCAGTCAGCAACTAAAACCGACGAAATTATTTGCTCCGAAGCGGAGAATACCGGCGAGGGGGACGGCCCCGGCCACCCTTTCTCTGCGACCTCTTCCAGCATGTCGAGCCCGCGCGCGGGCAACGGCGAAACGAGGTCGGCATCGAGCAGCCAAGCCTCTTCGCCTTCGCCATCACCCACGGCTGACGAAGCGGGCGTGGCGGCATGAGCGGCGATCGGCGCAGCGTCGTCCACTCTCCGCCGCTTCAGCGCGCGAAGGCGGCGACCAAAGCCCTAGTCCGCGCCGCCGGCGGGCAAGAAGCCGCTGCGGCTGACACAGGCAAAAGCCAAGCGCGGCTCTCAGCCTATGGCGTACCAAATGCGCCTGACTTCGCGCCCATCGACGTCGTCGTAGCGCTGGAGGGGATAACCCACGGGCTGCCCGGGCACCCGCACGTCACCCGCTATTTGGCCGGCGAGGCCGGCTTTCTCCTGGTTCCGAAGCCCCAAGTCCAGCCCGGCAACAGCGATTGGTGCTTGGCGCTCGCGGCAGCTGTCGCTGATTTCGGTGACGTGCAGGATCGTCTGCTGCGGGCGATGCCAGGCGGCGTCACGGCGCAGGAGGTTCGCGACACCGATATTCGCCGCGAGATTGCCGAAGCGATGGAGCGGCTGGCCTGCCTCGACGCGCTGGCTGCGCTCGCCCTGGAGCAAGAATGATGTCGGCGCGGGGGAGGCGCAGTGTCAGGTGAGCGGCCCGGAAACCCGTCTGGTAACCGAGGCGGAGCTGACGGGCTGGGCGCGCATGGCCTTGCCCGGCGACAGTTTCGTCTATTGCACGGGCCCTGCCGTGCCGCCCGGGCCGACGAAGGAGCGCGTCAAGAGACTGATCGCTTCGGGCACGGTTCGTGCGCATCAGCGCAGGGGAGCTGGCGGCGCGCTCGAATCCTACGTGGTCAAGCGGGTGGAAGAGCCGGTCAGGATCGAGGCCGCTCCACTCGACCAGGCGCTGGAAGATATCTTCGAAGTGCTGTCGCGCGCGGCCCAGCGCGGTCGACGCTGCCCCTCCGACGCGGAGCTGGCGCGCGGCGCCGGGCTCGCGACCCGCAACCAAGCGGCGTGGCGCATGCGCAAGCTTGAGCGCTCGGGCCGCATTCAGTCTCAGTCGATCGACACGCCCGACGGGCCTTGGCGCATCGTGACGATCGTCCAAACCCGCAGGCAGACGGCGTCGCCGTCGAGGGTGGCAGCATGAGCCAGCCCTCGCCGAAAACACTGGCATTCGCCGCCGACACCCCACTTGGCGTTGTGCGATCGTGAGGTACGGCTCCGCCATCCTAGCGGACCCGGGCTCAGAACCTTTGTCCTATCTCGACTTCGTCGCGGCCAAGGCGGTGCGGGCGCCGGAGCTCGGGCTGCCGGTGGCGATCGGCGACGTGCATCCGCTGCTGCATCGACATCAGCCGGTCCTGGTCAAATGGCTGGTCGAGGGCGGCCGACGTGCGCTGTTCGCCAATTTCGGGCTCGGCAAGACCATGATCCAGCTGGAGGCGATGCGCCTCCTCGCAGAGGAGATCGAGCGCGGCGAAGCGCGCTGGCCACTGTGCCTGATCGTCATCCCGCTGACCGTCGTCACAGAGTTCAAGACCGACGCGGCCAAGCTCGGCATAGACGTCCTCTTTGTGCGCACCACGCGCGAGATCCTTGACGCGCAGGCGGCCGGGTTCCGCGGGCTCTACCTCACCAACTACGAATCGGTGCGCGAAGGGAAGATCGACACGTCGATCCTGACCGCCGTCTCGCTGGACGAGGCGTCCTGTCTGCGCGGCTTCGGCGGGACCAAGACCTTCCGCGAGTTCATGAAGCTGTTCGACGGCGTCCGGTTCAAGTTCGTCGCCACCGCGACGCCCTCGCCCAACGAATATATCGAGCTTCTCGCCTACGCGGCCTTCCTCGAAGTCATGGACGTAGGCCAGGCCAAGACCCGCTTCTTCAAGCGCAACAGCGAGAAGGCCGACGCGCTCACCATCCACCCGCACAAGGAGGCCGAGTTCTGGCTGTGGGTGAACAGCTGGGCGGCTTTCATCCAGCGCCCCTCCGATCTCGGCTTCTCCGACGAGGGCTATGACCTGCCGCCGCTGGACGTGCGCTGGCACGAGGTTCCCTCCGACCATCGCAAGGCCGGCGAGGAGGCGGACGGACAGCGCCGTCTGCTGAAGGCGAGCGCGATCGGCGTCGTCGACGCCGCGCGCGAGAAGAAAGACAGCCTCGGCGCCCGGATCGCCAAGATGCTCGAGCTTCGAAGCGAGGATCCCGGCGCGCACCGCCTGCTCTGGCACGACCTCGAGGCCGAGCGCGCGGCGATCGAGGCGGCGGTGCCGAACGTGGTTTCGGTTTACGGCGCTCAAGACCTCGACGATCGCGAGCGGGCGATCATCCGCTTTTCGGACGGCGATATTCAGGAGCTGGCGGCCAAGCCGATCCTCGCGGGCTCCGGCTGCAATTTCCAGCGCCACTGCGCCTGGGCGATCTTCCTCGGCATCGGGTTCAAGTTCAACGACTTCATCCAGGCGATCCACCGCATCCAGCGATTCCTGCAGACGAAGCCGGTGCGAATCGACCTGATCTTCACCGAAGCCGAGCGCAGCGTGCGCGCCAGCCTCGAAGGCAAATGGAAGCGGCACGAGGAAATGTGCCGCCGGATGAGCGAGATCATCAGGACCTACGGGCTGGGCCTCGCCGGCGCGGACGACATGCTCGGTCGGTCGATCGGAGTCGAGCGGCGCGAGGAAGTCTCGGGTGCTTCGATCGCCGGCAAGCCGGCTTGGCGGGTCATCAACCAAGACACGGTGATCGAGGCCGCGCAACTGGCCGAGAACAGCCTCGACCTGATCGTCACGTCGGAGCCCTTCTCGACCCAATATGAATATACGCCGAGCTATAACGACTTCGGCCACACCGATAACGACGCCCATTATTTCGCGCAGATGGACTATCTGCTGCCGGACCTGGTGCGCGCGCTGAAGCCGGGGCGGATGATGTGCTTCCACGTCAAGGATCGCATTCGCCCCGGTGGCCTCGACGGCGTCAGCTTCCAGAGCGTTTCGCCCTTCCACGCCGAGTGCATCGCGCACCGCCGCCGGCACGGACTGTTCTACATGGGCATGATCACGGTCGTGACCGACGTGGTCCGCGAGAACAATGCGACCTATCGGCTCGGCTGGTCGATGCAGTGCGACGACGGTAGCCGGATGAGCGTCGGCATGCCCGAATATGTGCTGCTGTTCCGCAAGCCGCCCACGGACACGACGGACGGCTATGCCGACGAGCCGGTGAAGAAGAGCAAGGCCGACTATAGCCGCGCCCGCTGGCAGCTCGACGCGCACGCGCTGTGGAAGTCGCGCGGCGACCGGCTGCTCGAGCCGGAGGAACTGCTCGGCCTGGACACAAAGACGGTCTATCGTATGTTCCGCGGCTTCTCGGCCGAGAGCGTCTACGACTACGACCGGCACGTCGCGATCGCCAAGGCGCTCGACGACGCAAATCAGCTCCCGACCCATTTCATGACGCTGCCGCCCGTCTCCCGCCATCCCGACGTCTGGTCGGACGTGACCCGCATGCGCACTCTCAACGGGGTCCAGGTCGCCAAGGGCCGCGAGCGGCACCTCTGCCCGCTCCAGTTCGACATCGTCGACCGCCTGATCAACCGCTTCTCGAACCCCGGCGAGCTGGTCTACGATCCGTTCGGCGGGCTGATGACGGTCCCGCTGCGCGCGGTGCGGCTCGGCCGCCGCGGGCTCGGGGTCGAGCTCAATCCCTCCTATTTCGACGACGGCGTGACGATCCTGCGCGAGGCCGATCATGCCCGCCAGTCTCTCACCCTGTTCGATCTGTTGGCGGCGGAGGAAGCCGTCGGTCCCGGCGACGAGGATGTCCCGGAAGAGCTGGAGGCGGCGGAATGACGGATGCAGCAAAAGCACAGGCCGAAGCGAGGGCGCATCTGCTATATTGGCTGCGGGAATTGGGCGCGGATGTCTGGCGTGTCCCTTGGGAATTTTATCGCAATCCCGCGATCAAAGCCGCCGACGAGATCGAGCGCCTGGACGTCCTTTGCCGCCCCTATCTTTCCGGAGTTCAGGACGGCCTGAAGCAGGCCATTGAGCTTTGCGACGACACTTATCGGAAAGCGGCGGGCGGGTCGGTTATTGCGGGCGCAGCGCGCTCCTGCCTCTCCGAGTTGTCGAAAGGGCTGCAAGCCCTCGCTCCCGCCCCGATCGAGGCGAACGATCTGGCCGACGCTGTTGAAGCCTGTGGAACATGGATCGACCATCTTCCGCTTCTGGAAACCCAAGATCGCATCAACGCTTGCTATCGTGCAGCCGACGCACTCCGCGCCCTCCAATGCGGTTCAGCGGTGGAGGGACAGCGCGCCGGGTTTAGAGCCGGCCTTCAAGAGGCGCGGCGCGTCGTCACCATGATTGCTGCCGCCAAGGGGCAGCGAGTGGCCAACGCTCTGACGGAAATCGCTGAGCAGCTTTCGGTTCTTGAGCGCTGCGGCCTCTCCCCAACACAAGCTGACAGGTAATGGCTACGTTCGTTCTCACCGCCGAGACGCAACTGGTCCGCCAGATGGAGGTCCACGACGCAGCCAAAAAAATGGCGAGCCGCTTAGGAATGGCTGCGCAGGTCGAGACGAGAGTCGGTGATTTCCGACACACGGGCTGGAGCACGGGTTGGACGAAGGGGCTTAACAATGGCTGTGACGTTCTGGTCGAGGTCTATGTCGTCCCGCTGACGCCGTACACGCTCTCGATGGAAACCGAAAATCTGGTGCTTCGTCGCGCGCTCGACGAGGCAAGCGGTCAGGGGACCGGCGACAGGGCCGTTGAAGCCTATCGATCTGAGCTTCGCGAACGTGACGAGGACATTGCCGTCTCCCTCACCCCTCCACCTCCCAAGGAGCCGGGACTGTGAGGCGCAGCCGCCGCCAGCCCCGTGCACCGAAGGCCTGCTTGGTCAAGGCCTGCGGGACGATCATCGAGCCCTGGAAAGTCATTTGTGACGCGCATTTCCGCGCGCTGCCTTGGGCGACGCGCGCCGCCATCCGCGAAGCGCGGGAGGCGCGGGCGCCCCACATCGTCTCCAGGTTGATGATCGAAGGCGCGGCTGCCCTCGCGGCGCGGGCCGGCGAAGCCGCCGCCGCGGCGGCGGCGCGGACCGCCCGAATGATGGGGGAGCGTGATGGTTGATCCTATCCCCCTGCTCGACGCGATGGAGGACCCGGCGGCACGGGCGCAGATCGAAAATATCATAGCGCGCATGCGCTTCGCTCTGGCGCCGATGTTCAATGACGATCCAGAGAATATCCCCGTCAACCAGAGTTACGCGCTAACGGCGGCGGCGCTGTTCGCCGGCATAACCGTCGGGCACATGATCGCGCTGGGCGTGATGAAGGAACAGGACAAGAGGCGCGCCGGTCAGGTGATCCTGACCAACTTCCGAAACGGGATCGAGCTAGGCAAGAATGAAGCCCGCAAAGCAATGCTCGAACAGCTTCCCGCGAAGGGCAGTGCATGAGCCGCCGCACCCACGCGCAGATCCGCGAGGCGGCCATGGGCGAGCGCGACATCCAGGTCGCGGCCTTTCTCGATGCCTATGCCGACCTGGTCGACGCGCGACGCCCCCCCCCCGTGGCCAGCCAGCTCGCCAGCGCCGCCCGGCGCCTCGCGAGTTCGATCCGAGCCGGCCTTGTCGATGACGGGATGCCGGCATGAGCGCCGCCGCCAACGCCGCCTGGCCGCCGGAGCGGGAGGCTGAGCTGATCCGTCGCTATTGCGCTGGGGAGCGGGTGAAGGTGATCGCCTTCGGGTTCGGCGTGTCGTCTCGCTCGCTGCGCTACCAGATCGAGAGGCTGCAGCGCGCGGGGACGCTGGCGATGCGCAACAAGGGCTGGAGCCCCGCAGAGGATATCGCGCTGCTGCAGGCTGTCGGCGCGGGCGACAAGGCGGCCCAGCTGACCGGGCGGTTCGGCCGATCAGAGGAAGCGATCAGGATGCGGGCGATCAAGCTGCGCTGCGAGCAGCGCCAGGCGCAGGCCGACGCCGAGCGCGCCTTCGCGGCGCCGCGCGGCGAGGCCGCGCCTGCCGTGGCGGATCTGGATCAATTCACATTGGAGCTGCGAGCTGCGTAATGAGCGCCGAGGGCGATCAAGATGGCCGCACACGGATGCGGATCGTGCCGTTGACCCTGCGCGCGGCGAACGATTTCGTCGAGGCTCACCATCGACATAGCGCCCGCACGTCGAATGACGGCGGCAAATTCGCGATCGGCATGGAATGGGGGGGGGCGCTCGTGGGCGTCGCGATCGTCGGCCGCCCCGTGGCGCGTTTGCTCCACCAGCCCGGCACCGCGGAGATACTCCGCCTCTGCGCCTCGCCTGCGGCGCCGCGAAACACATGCTCAAAATTATATGGCCGCGCCAAGCGGATCTGGCAGCTCATGGGCGGGGATAGGGTCGTCACCTACACGCTCGAGGCGGAGAGCGGGGCCTCCTTGCGTGCGGCCGGCTTCGTCATCGAGCAGCGGGTGCGCGGGCGGACCTGGGACACACCAACCCGCAGACGCGCCCCTAGGGCCTCGGAGCAACTGGACAAGACCAGGTGGGGCAGCGTCCTGCCCGAGGTGCCGGCATGACGGCCGACAACCCCCTTCTCGACGCCGCGCTCGCTTATGCCGCGCGCGGATGGCCCGTCTTCCCGTGCAACCCGAAGAACAAGCAGCCGCTCCTCGCCAAGCTCAATGACGACGCCGGCAAGCCGATTCCGAACAGCGGCGGCGTCAGCCGAGCCTCGACCGATCCGGCGGAGATTGGCGCCTGGTGGAAGCGCTGGCCCAAGGCGTTGATCGGCCTCGCCACCGGTCATCCGACAGTCGACGCCGGCGGGCTCAGGCTCTTCATCGTCGATTTCGACCCGCGGGTGGAGGAGGATACGGGCGAGGTCTGGACGCTGGAGCGGCTCAAGGGCGAGCTCGAGGCGCAGCTCGGCTGCGAATTTCCGGTCACGCTGGCGGCGCTGACGCCTTCGGACGGGGTCCATGCCTATCTGCTGCAGAACGACGACGGGCCGGCGATCACCAATAGTGACAACCTGCCCGAGCATGTCGACGTCCGCGGCCTGGGCGGCTATGTGATCGCGCCGCCGAGCGTGATGGGGCCGAACGCGGTCAAGGGCCAAGCCGGGCTCAAATATCGCTGGCACCGCAAGGAGCCGATCGGCGGGATCGCGCGGGCACCGGCGCGGCTGGTCGAAGTGCTGCGGGAGCGCAAGACGCACCCGGACGCCGCCGCTCGGCCGAGCGTGGCGCCGCGGCCGATGCCTTCCGACCTCGGCGAGGCCGAGCGCGAGGCGATCCGCAAATATGCGCTGTCCGGGCTCGATCTCGAATGCCGGGCCGTGCGAGACGCGCCGAGTGGCCGGCGCAACCCTCAGCTGAACGACAGCGCGCTCAAGATTGCCTCGCTGGTGGCGTCAGGCGCGCTGGACGAGACGATCGCGCGATCGAGCCTGGAGGCTGCCGCGCGCGCCAATCCGGGCCGCGACGACGATCGCCAGCTCATCGCGACGATCGACAGCGGCTGGTCCGCCGGGATCAACAACCCTCGCGATCTCTCCGAGATCGCGGCCGCCGCTCGTGACCGGGTTTCTCGCTCTGGCCGAAACGCATCCTCCCGCCCTCGCTCGCCCTCTCCCCCCTTGCCCCCAGCATCCCCCTTCGAGAAAGATTATGGCAAGCCATCCTCCCAAACGGGATCATTGGGCTCAGATGACAGAGGAAGGGGGCGTGGGGGCGCTGCTGATGGTGATCTGACGCGGAAGTGCGGCTTTCTACCCCAGACGGACCTAGGCAACCTCGAGCGCTTCCTTGCTCGTTACGGGGCGGATTTCCTCTTCGTCGAGGCGTGGGGGTGGCTGGCCTGGGACGGTCGCCGGTGGAACCGCGACATGGCGATGGCGCTGCTGGGCCACGCCGTGCAGCTCACTATGCGCGCGATACAGGATGAGGCCGAGATCGTCCGCGCCAGCGGTGTGCCGTTCCCGCCAAAGGAAGGCTTCGACGACGACAGCGATCACTATGACGACGAGGATGGCGATGATCGGTTGCCGATCAAGACGATACAGGCGACGCGCAAGCGCAAGACCCTGAATTGGCGGTGGCAGCGACACCTGGCGCGGCAGAGCGACAATGACGGCGAGCGCCACGACTATATCGCCCAGATCAAGTCCAGCGGCGAGATCGTCCTGTTTTCGCAGAAGATCGGCTCGTGGGGGCGAACAAGCGAGGGCGCTGGCCATATCAACTGCATCGCCAAGCTCGCCGAGGCGCGGCTTTCGGCCATGCCCGACGATTTCGATGCGGACCCGCTGCTGCTCAACATGGAGAACGGCACGCTGGTCTTCTTGAGGCCCGATGAAGGCCTGCCGGCGTCGGTCAGCCTGCGCGCGCATCGGCGCGAGGACCGGATCACCAAGATCGGCAACGCCTCCTACGACCCCGCCGCCGCCTGTCCCGCCTACGACGCCTTTCTAGAGAAGGTGCAGCCGACGATCGAGATGCGCGACTTCCTCGACACCTGGGCGGGCTATAACAGCCTGGGCCTCGCCGACGCGCAGAAGATGGCCGTCTTCTACGGCGAGGGCTCGAACGGCAAAGGCGTGTGGGTCGCCACCAAGGCGCACATCCTGGGCGACTATGCCTGGTCGACGGGCATCGAGACCTTCATGGACGCCGGGCGCACCCGCAAGGGCGCCGACGCCTCGCCCGATCTGGCCGCGCTCGCCGGCCGCCGCATGGTCTACGCCAACGAGCCTGAGGACAATTCGAAGTTCGCCGATGGCCTCATCAAATCGCTCACCAGTGATGAGTCAAAGGGCGGCGTGCGCGAGCTGATGAAGCCGCCCTTCGAGCTCAGGATCACCTTCACCAACACGGTCATGGCGAACAACATGCCGCGCATCAGCACGGATCACGGCATCCAGCGCCGGGTGCAGGTGATCCCTTGGGGCGTGATCATTCCCGACGAAGAACAGGATCTGCGGCTCAAGGACAAGCTGAAGGCCGAAGCCAACGGCATCCTCAACCGCATGGTCCGGGGCGCGCTGCGCTACCTCAGCGAGGGCCTTGCCATGCCGGAGGCGGTGAAGGAGGCGACCCGCGAATATCAGGCGGAGAACGATCTGCTCGGCGGCTTCCTCGAGCTGTGCATCGCGAGGGTGAAGGGGATGACTGTCGGGGCGACGCCGCTGCACCGGCTGTTCGTAGCCTGGCAGAACTGGGCCGGGCAGTTGCCGCAATCGGGAAAACCCTGGTCCGCCAAGCATCTCAATTCGCAGATGCGGCGCAAGAGCTTCAAGATCGCCAAGTCGAGCACGATGCAATGGCAGGACGTGGCGCTGCGCTTCAAGGAGAGCGATTTCGTTACCGTCGATGAGAAGGGTCATATGCATCCGGTCGAGGCCGAGCTGCCGCCGCCCGCGACGTTCGCGGACGAGGCCTTGCCGAAGGGCACGCCGGTGCCCCCGCACCCCCCCGATGCTGCGGACTTCCTCCCAGGAGGCTATGACGATGTTCCGTTCTAATCCTCCCTCCCTCCCTGAACCGGGAGGATCGCAAAGCACCATAACTCGCGGTTTTCTGCGGGATTGGGAGCTTGCGGGAGCTTGGGAGGGAAAACCGCCACCACCTTCGTAGCATGTGCGGGCAGGCGCGCGCGCAAGATTACCCCAGTTCTCGCTCCCATGCTCCCTGATTGAACCTAAGGCATTGATATGACTAACTCCAATCCTCCCAATGATCCTCCCATCTTTGGGAGGGACGTCGAAGATCCCACCTTCTGGACTTTTCGAGAGGTTGAGGGGCGGCTGATAGAGGCGTTGCGTCATTGGCGCCGGATGCCTGATCGGGAACGGGGCTGGCTTCACGTCAAGGCGCTGTGGCCTGAGCTAAAACACCATGGCTGGCGCGTCGACGTTGAAGGCGAGTTCAGCGAGCGCGAGATGGACCCAGTGCCGCGTCGTCCTCACCTGACCCGTGGCCAGATCGCCCAGATGAATGAAGCGAGCGAGTGGCTGCTGATTGTACCGGAACGGGACCGCCGCATGGTGGCGCTCGCGCTCGCCTTCCAAGTCGCCGGCGGGGACCGCCGCATGAGCTGGGAGCGGGTGTGGCGGGATGTGGGGCGCGGGAGGCCCGGCCCTGACGGCTTGCGCATGCGTTACTCGCGGGCGATCACCCGCATTGCTCAGCATCTAACGAAAGACCAGATACCGCTAAGCTGTTGAGATTGAACCCGCGTGGCGTGTCAAGGTGCGTGGCGCTCATCCGTGCAAATAATGGGTGTTCGCCACGCACCCTCATTCAGGCTATGTCATCGATATCGTCGGGCAGGGCTGCGGACACCGGGCCTTTCCGTCATTCCCATATCGGAGACTAGGATGCACCGGGGCGGCTCGCCATGCCGGTGAGGCCGCGCACGCTCGGCAAGCGTCCCGTCGCGGTCCGAGGCCGGGCCAACGATGCGGCGCGGCGTAAGGCGAAGCCGTGGCGGGATTGGTATTCGTCGGCGTTATGGCGCTCGATCCGCGCCGCCCAACTGGCTGCTCAGCCTTTATGCGAGCGACATCTCCGGCGGGGAAAAACCGTCGCGGCGGCGGTGTGCAACCACCGGCTCCCGCATCGGGGGAACTGGGAGATGTTCGTCGCCGGGCCCTTTGAGAGCCTGTGCAAGGCTTGCCACGATGGCGAGGTCCAGCGTGAGGAGCGCGCGGCCTCCAAGGCGGCCAGGGGGGGTGCAAAAGTCTAGGCGGACGCTGCTGGATCACCGGTGGTCAACATCGAAAAAATCGGCGCGATATTTTCGGAAAAGTTTTTTTACGGGTCTCGGCGAGCGCGCGACGCCGCTGAGCGCGTGTGGGCAGGTCCCGCACCGGACCGCAGGCCGCGGTCCGCCCCCGCGGGTCCGCTACGCTAAGGCGGCTCCGCGGGGCCTCGGATCAATGCCAGGCGGAGACGATAACGACATGGGACGACTTCCTGACCCGCGTGGCGAACAGGCCGCGAAGGGGCACCCGGGGCGCCGGAAGTCGGCTCTTCGCCGCCGCGAGGAGGAGGCGGAGCGGGTCGCCGAGCTGCTCGCCGCCGCTCCGGCGGACGGAAACGACGCCGCAGCGCCGCCGGCGCTGATCGACCGCGGCCCATTGACCGCGGCGGCCATCGCCGTTTGGCGTGAGCTGGCGCCCAAGCTGGCGAAAACGCACCGGCTGCAGCCGCAGCACCGCCCGATTTTCGCGATGTTCTGTGTCTATTTCGCCGAGTGGGTGATCGCCAACGAGGACGTGCTGGCGAAGGGCCACACCCAGAACGTCAAGACGGTCGCCGGCGGTAGGATGGAGCGGATGCGGCCGATCGTCGTGATCCGCGACCGCGCCTTCGAGATGGTGATGAAGTTGTCGGACCGCTTCGGGCTGACGCCCTCGGACGAGTACGCGCTGTTCAAGGACCAGGCGATCGCGGCCGCGCAGAACCCCGGCCTCTTCGATATTCGCCGTCGGGAGGATGGCGCGCCTAGGGAGGGTGGGGCTGGAAGTGATGCTGACCTCAAAGTAGTGGGCGGCCTGGTCGGCTCGCTGGACCAGATGGATTCGGAGCCGCCGCAGCGGTTGAACTGATGGGCGCGAGCGGGGCCGTGATCGCGGTGGCGATGCCCCCGTTCTGGGCTGAGACCGATCCGCTGCCACCATGGCTCGAAGCTGTGGCAGGGGATGCGGAGTTCGATTGGGCGGTCAAAGCTTGGCGCCGCGCCGCAGCGGCGTCGGAAGCGTGGTTCGATTCGGCCAAGGCGGACAAGGTCGTAGCGCTCTGGCCGCGGGTGTTTCGGCTCACTGACGATCGCTTCGCGGGCAAGCCGTTCAGACTAAACCGTTGGCAGGAAATCATCGTCCGCCTCTTGGTCGGATGGAAGGTCCCGGTCGAGATCGCCGACGCCGACACGGGTGCGCCGACGCGCGTTCATGTCCGGCTGTTTCGCCGGCTGATGCTGTGGGTGCCCAGGAAGAACGGCAAGTCCGAATTTCTAGCGGCGCTGGCGCTGCTGTTCTGGGCGCTCGAAGGGGTCGTCGGCGGGCAAGGTTACGTCTTCGCCCGCGACGAGGATCAGGCCGAATTGGCGTTCAATAAGATGAAGGCGATGGTCGCCTATAACGAGGCGCTCGCCGGGGATATCCAGGCCCACAAGAAGTCACTCTATCTGAAGACCAGGGCGGCGGGGTTCCACCTGCTGACTGGCGCGGAGGAGGGTAAGCACGGCAAGGGCCCGATCGTCATCGTCGGCGACGAGATGCACGAGTGGAAGAGCCGCAAAATCGAGAACGATTTGCGGCAGGGGACGGGGACCAGGCTGCAGCCGATTGAGCTCTATGCCTCGACCGCAGGGCTAAAAACGAACCTGGTTGGCGTCGAATTGTGGGACGAGAGCCTTTCCATCTTAGAGGGCAAGACGGACGATCCGACCACCTTGGTGGCGCTGTTCGCCGCCGCAGCCGAGGACGAGTGGAACGACGAAGCGACCTGGGCGCGGGCGAACCCCTCGCTCGGCCTGTCGCCGACCGTGCCGTTCCTCCGGCGCGAAGCTTCGCTGGCGCTGGGCAATCCGCGCAAGGAGGCAACGTTCAGGTGCTACCACCTCAATCAATGGGTGGAGAGCACGGCGCGATGGATACCGCTGAAGAAGTGGGACGCCTGCGCGCCCGACAAGAAAGCTTGGCGGCGCTACGGCGCGGAGTTGAAGGGGCGCCGATGCTTCGGCGCATTCGACGTATCGGCGACCAAAGATATCACGGCCAAGATACTGGTCTTTCCGCCCGAAGACGAAGCGGAAAGGTGGAAGCTGGCGTGCCGGTTCTGGGTGCCAGAGGAGACGCTGGCCGAACGGATCAAGACCGACCGGATCGACTATACCAACTGGCTAGCTGACGGCGCTCTCGAGACGACGCCCGGTGACTATGTCGATCAGAATTACGTCCAGCGCGCGATGCTGGAGGATATGGCCGATTACGAGGTCGAGCGGTGGGGCTTCGACAGCTGGAACGCCAAGAAGCTGGTCGCCGACCTGCAGCAGGCTGGCGTCGATCCGGAGCTCTTCATGGAGATCCGCCAGGGCATCCTGTCGATGGGCGAGCCGAGCAAGCATTTCGAGCGCCTCGTCTTCGCCGGGATCCTCGACCATGGCGGCCACCCCCTACTGCGCTGGATGGCTGGAAACGCCGTCGTGCGCTTCGACGAAAACATGAATTTCATGCCTGCGAAGAAGCGGTCGGCCGAGAAGATCGACGGGATCGTGGCGACCGTGATGGGAATCGGAGTGGCGATGGCAGACCATGAGCAGGACCACGGCGGGGTCGCCGCCTGGCTACAGAGCTTGAAGGGCGCGGAGGCGTGAGCAGTTTGCGCCAGATCACCGGTGCGTCCACGCCCCCGAGCCTGTGGCAGAAGGCCGTGACCGCGGTGTCTGGATGGCTGGAAGTGGGGCGCTCGCCGAAGATTCGCGATCCCCAGAACGCCGTTGGCGGAGGAAGTTCGGCGGGAGTGACCGTTAACGACCATGCCGCCATGAGGCTGAGCGCGTTCTTCGCCTGTGTTCGTCTGCTCTCTTCGACCATTGGCTCTCTGCCACTGCAGCTTTATCGCAAGCGGCCGAGTGATAAGTCGCCTACCTTAGCCGACGAGGCGCAGCTTTCACGGGTATTTGATAGCCCGAATGCTGATCAGACGCCGCTCGATTACATAGAGTTTCTGGTCATCTCCTTATTGCTTCGTGGTAATCATTACGCACGCAAGATGAAGGAAGGTTCGCGGCTGATCGGGCTTGAGCCGGTGAGGCCGGATATTGTCGCCGTGCGCCGCCGCTCCGATGGCCGGATCGGTTATCGCTGGTCGCATGAGGGCGAGCATTACGACCTGACAGAGGATGACGTTTTCCACGTCCGCGGCTTCGGCGGCGGCCCTCTGGGCGGCCTGTCGACAATTGCATATGCTCGGGAGTCGCTAGGCATCGCGATTGCCGCCGATCGGACTGCCGGCGCAATGTTCGCCAACGGTCTGAAGCCGTCAGGCGGCGTGAAAGTCGACAAGCCCCTGACCCCGGAACAGAGGACGGATTTCTACCAGGAACTGGAGAAGCGTTTCACCGGCCCGGACAATGCCGGCAAACCTTTCGTATTCGAGTTCGGCTCCAGCTGGGAGTCTATCTCGATGAATGCTGACGATGCACAACTGCTGGAGAGCCGCAGTTGGAGCGTCGAAGAAATATGTCGGTGGGCGGGTGTGCCGCCGTTCATGATTGGCCACAACGAGAAGGCGAGCGGCTATCCGGCAAGCCTGGAACAGCAGGTTCTTACCTTCCAGAAGTTCACGCTCAATCCATACCTGATTCGCATTCAGCAATCGATCCGAAAGCAACTTCTCTCTCCAGCGGAGCGTGCCTCTGGGCTCTACGCAAAATTCAATATGGAGGCGTTCCTGGCGGCCGACAGCGCAGCGCGCGCCAGGTTCCACGAATCCGGCCTGCGCAACGGCTGGCGGACCATCAACGAAGTCCGCGAGAAAGAGGAATTGCCCCCGATCGAAGGGGGAGACGTGGCGCGGGTGCAAGCACAGAATGTGCCGCTTGAAGACGCTTTGCGCGACGCCGTCGAGAGCGGACTGCGCGAGATGCTTCCGACCTACTTAGCGGCCGCTCTTCGCGACCACCGATACAGCTAGTCAAACTGGGAGAGGGTACGATGCGGTTCGGGACGAAGCGCACGCTGAAGGTGCGCGACTTTGCGCTCAGCGTAAAGGCCGATGGCGTTTCCGACGACGGAACCTTCGAGGGCTATGGCTCGGTCTACGGCACCGTCGACAGCTATCAGGAAGTCGTCGCGCCTGGGGCATTCGCCGAGAGCTTGGCCGAGCTCGCCGCGAAGCAGCGGCGGGTGCCCGTCCTATGGCAGCACCGCAGCGATCAGCCGATCGGCATCTACCTCGAGATCACGGAGGACGAGACCGGCCTTTTCGTGAAGGGGCAGTTGCTCATCGAGAAGGTAGCCCAGGCCGCCGAAGCGCATGCTCTGATGAAGGCGGGCGCCGTGACCGGGCTCTCCATCGGCTATTGGGTGCGCGAGAGCAGCTATGACGAGAAGACCGGCATTCGCACACTGACCAAGCTGGACCTGGTCGAGGTCAGCCTGGTCACCTTCCCCGCCAACGACGACGCGCGGGTCGAGGCGGTCAAATTCAAGCTCGCCCATGGCGAGTTGCCCAACATCAGGGAATTCGAGAAGCTCCTGCGCGAGGCAGGCTTCTCCAAGACGCAGGCCGCCGTCGTCGCCAATCGCGGCCTGCCTCATCTGCTCCGGAGCGAGTCCGAGGGCGCGGCGACGAAAGCGGGGTTCGAAGCCCTGTCCTCAGCGGTGGCCGATTTCCGGTTGCCGTAGCTCTGATCGGAGACATGACATGAAGACCAATGCATTGCTCGCGGCAGCCGCCGCGATGTCCGCCGGCGCGCCCGACGCGCATCTTCCCCCCGCGCCATTCGAGTTCGGCCGCAAGGAGGTGGGCGATCCCGACAATCCGCCCGACGATCGGCAGATCAAGCAACTCGCCGCGGACCTCAAGAAGGCGACCGACGAGGTGAAGCGGTTCGCCGAAACGGCCGACACGGAAATGAAGCGGCTCGGCGCCGTGACCGGGGAGACCAAGGAGAGCGCGGACAAGGCGCTCAACGACATGAACGGCATCTCGGCGCGACTCGACGAGATCGAGCAGAAGATGCAGCGCCGCGGCGACGAGCGCCCCGAAGGCAGCAGGTCTGCCGGCCAGCAGGTCTGCGAGAGCGAGGAGCTGAAAGCCTGGCTCGGTGGGAGCCGCAAGGGCACGTTCAGCCATCCGGTGAAGGCGATTATCTCGGCGCTGACCACCGACGCCAATGGCTCCGCTGGCGACCTGATCGTGCCGCAGCGCCAGCCCGGCATCATCACCGCGCCGCAGCGGCGCATGACGATCCGTGACCTGCTGACGCCCGGCAACACCACGGCGAACGCGATCCAGTATATTAAGGAGACGGGCTTCACGAACAATGCGGCCACGGTGTCCGAGACCAGCGGTGCGGCCAAGGCCTCGTCCGAGATCAAGTTCGACATCATGACCGCCGCGGTGACCACGATCGCCCATTGGGTGCTTGCCACCAAGCAGATCCTGGACGACGTCCCGCAACTGCAGTCCTATATCGATGGCCGCCTTCGCTACGGCCTCGAATATGTCGAGGAGGGGCAGCTGCTCAATGGCGGTGGCACCGGCACCGATCTCAACGGCGTCTATACCCAGGCGACGGCGTTCTCCACGCCGACGACGCTGCCGGCGACGGTGACGAATATCGACGTTATCCGCCTTGCCATGCTGCAGGCAGTCCTTGCCGAATATCCAGCTTCCGGCATCGTCATGCACCCGACCGACTGGGCGGTGATCGAGCTGGTCAAGGACACCACGGGCCGGCACATCATCGGCAACCCTGGCGCCGGGGGCAATACCACCACGCTGTGGCGGCTGCCGGTGGTCGAGACGCCGGCGATGACCGCCGACAAGTTCCTGGTCGGCGCGTTCAAGCTCGGCGCCCAGATCTTCGATCGGGAGGATGCCAATGTCGAGATTTCGACGGAGGACAGCGACAACTTCCGCAAGAACCTGGTGACGATCCGCGCCGAAGAGCGCTTGGCGCTCGCGGTCTATCGGCCCGAGGCGTTCATCAAGGGCGACTTCAGTGATGCCCGGACCGCGGCGACCACTCCCTAATCGTCCTCGTCCCTTGCTGGGCCGGCGGCACGCGTCGCCGGCCCTTCTTTCCTGGCCGCCGTCCGCGACGGCCCGAAAAGGAGACCGGCCATGAAGCTCATAGCGAACGACACACTCCACGTCAGCAACGTGCGGGCGGACCCTCTTCGCGTTGGCGAGGAATTTGAGATCAATGATGAAGAGGGTCGCGCCTTGGTGGCGCGTGGCCTCGCGCGGGAGGTGAAAGTGAAAGCATCTGGCGAGACGAAAAAGGCAGCCAAGCCCGCCAACAAGAAGGCGGCCGAGCCGAAGAACAAGAGCGCTCGCTGACCCTTTGTGGCGACGCCGGCAATTCAGGGGACGGTGCTGTGAGATATTCCATCAGGACTGTCGGCCCGCTGCCCCCCGATGAAGACATTGAGGGAGTGATCGACCTCGAGGAGGCGAAGCAGCACCTTAATGTCGATCATGACGCGGACGACGCGCTGATTGTGGCGCAGGTGCTGGCTGCTCAGGATTTCGTTGAGCAGTTCACCTCCCGGATACTTACGCCGCGCGTCATGGAAATGTCTTTCGATGGCTTCCCGGGACCACCTGGGGAGATTCTACTCCCCCGCGAACCAGTGACCGGCGTCTTGTCGCTGATCTATACCGACCCGGAAGGGGTGGCTCAGACGCTCGACAATGCTGATTGGCGCTGGGACGAGTTCGAGCCCGGGCTCGTGCGGCCCGCTTTCGGAACTAGCTGGCCCAGTGCGGCCGAAGAGCGCGGCAGCTTCCGGCTGCAGTTCGAGGCGGGCTACGACATAGGTTTGGCGCCGGCTTCCTTGGTCGCGGCAGTCAAGCTTCTGCTTGGCACGTTGTACGGTCAGCGGGAGAGCGTTGTCGTCGGACCGATCGTCAACGATCTGCCTGGCGGCGTCGCAGCGCTGTGCCGGCCTTACCGTCGTCTTGGCATCTCATGCTAAGCGCGGGCCGCCTCAAGAAGCGCGTGACGATCGAGGTAGGGACCAGGACGCCGAATGGCCAGGGCGGCTACACCATCGTCTGGGCGCCCGTGGCGACCGCGCCGAACGTCAGGGCGGAGATTATCGGCCTGTCGGGAGACGAGGCCTTGAAGGCCGGCATCGAGCGCAACGTGCAGCAATGGCGGGTGACGATAAGGCGCCGCGAGGACGTGACCGCCAAGCACCGCCTCAAGGAAGGCTCGGTCGTCTACGACATCAAATCGGTCATGCCCGATCCTCGCAGCGAGGCGGCGACGCTGCTCATCTGCGAGACCGGCGCGCCCGCGGCGGGCGGCTGATGGCTTCCGGTGTTCGCGGTGGCGCGGCAATTCGTCGCATCCTGAGGAACCTGCCAGAGGGTTTCCGACAGGAATTGATTACCGGCCTTAACAGCTGGGGCCGTGAACTGGCCGGCGTCATGCGGGCGAGGACGCCGAAGCGCAGCGGGAGGCTAGTCGGCGGCATCGGCTACAAGGTCTATCCCAAAGTCCTCAGGCTGCGGGTCGGCCTGATCGTTTCCAAGCGGGAGCGGAACGCGCTTTTCTACGCCCGCGTCCTCGATCTCGGGCGGAAGGGGCGAACTGTCCAAGCGCGGAAGCGGCTCAAGAGCGGCGGGGTTTCGACCTATGCGATGAACGTCTCGCCGATCCGCGCGATGAAGTTCGTCACCGGCCCGCTGTCCGACCTCAGGTCCGGCCTCAACCGGCACATCAAAGGCATCTGGGGCAGAGCGCTCCGGCGCGTCGCGGGAGTGGGTTAATGCCGAACGCAGTTTCAGTCGTAGAGGCCTCCGCATTTGCGGCCCTGAGCGCTGGCGTCACGCTCGCCACGGTCTATCAGCATGTCCCCCAGGACACCCCTCCGCCCGTCGTGATCGTCGCTGACATGGACGCCGAAAGGCTCGGCACAAAGGAAGGCGACCCCGACCGAAGCATCACCTTGTCGATCGTCACCGTCACCGAGGGCGAAGCGCGCAAGCCGCTCCTCGACATCCAAGGGGAGATTGAGACCACCCTGGATGGGCTTCGCGTCACCCCTGCCGGCTGGGTCCTCAAGTTCGCGTTCCAGTCCAGCGATGGCGCGCTGATGGAAGACGGAAAAACCTATGTCGGGACGAGCCGCTTCAACGTCCTGGCGCTCAGCAACGATTGAACCGCAAGAGGAGGGCAAGTCATGGCCACGAAGAAACTCGGTAGCGACTATATGGTCTGGGTCGAAAGCGCTGTCCCCGGCACGTACAACGTGATCCTCGGGCAGGGCAATGCGACGATCAATCGCTCGTCCAGCAATATCGATTTAACGTCGAAGGATGACGGCGACTACGGCACCGGCGCGCCCGGTCCCCGCGCGCTCAGCGTCGATCTCGACATTCTGCCCAAGCTGCCTGACGCGAACGGTTACACCCGGCTCGAGACGCTGGCGAACGCGAGCCCGCGGGCTCCGTTCAATATCCAAATTCGGAAGGGCGGCCTCACAGGCGCGCCGGCCGATGCCGTCTTCCAGTGCTCGGTCTACGGCAATCTGGACACCACGAGCCTCGGTCAGGGCGCAGCGGTCAGCACCAAGACTACGTTCACAGCCGCCGCCGCGCCGACCATCGACACTCTGGCCTAAGGGGGCGCAACCATGACGGTACAGATCGGCGACAGGAAGCTCGCCACCCGAATGCCGACGGACCTCGACAGGGGGCTGCTTGCCGACACCGGCTGCAATGCTGCTGAGATCGGCCGGATCATTGCCGGCAATCCGTTGGCGGGGACGGTGGCGCGCGCGCTGCTTCCTTTCCTTGCCGAGGACGGCAGGCCGTCGCTCGCCGAGCTGGCGGGGGAGATTGAGGCGGCGGGGACGGGTGCCGTCGCGGCTCAGGTCGTGGGGCTCTACGTCGCGGCCGGAGCCGATGATCTCGACGGTCTGACCATCGCTCAGCTTTGCGAGAAGGCCGAGGCGGAGCAGACCGACCTCGCTGGCCTCAAGCGGCTGAATGACATTCTGGCGGCGATGCGGTCCGCGCGAAAGGCGCGGGCAGCGGCGAAGGTGGAAGCATGAGTGGTAAGGGCATTCCCTCGATTGAGGCGCTGGGCGACGAGCTGCTGGCGGATGACGAGACGGCGGCGCTCGTCGCGGCCGGCGTCACCATGGGCGCGAATGGTCTTCGGGGCGAAGTCGACCTCATCCTCGACGGGACGCGGCTCGTCCTGCGGCCGTCCCACGAAGCGATCGTCGAGGTGGAAAAGCTGACCCGCATGTCGTGCCTGAAACTGGCGCAGCGCGCGGCCGATGCCGAGATGACGCTGAGCGAGGCCGCGCTTGTCGTCGTCGAGCTTGCCCGCGCATGGGGCCGCGCGACTGGCGACCAGGTGGCGCAGAACTTGGACGCCGAACGGGTCGGCCAGTTGCTCCATACGTTCGGGCTTATGGGTGTCATGCTTCGGCTTGCCCTCGTCCTGCAAAACGCGGTCACTGGCGGCGTAAACGTGGACGGGACCCCAAAGGAGGGGGAAGCACCGCCGACGACGGAGAAGGCGCCCGAGATCCCCGTCGTCGGCTCGCAGGCATAGCGGGCGCCGCGCTTCACTGGACAGCGGCGGAGTTCTGGCGGTCAACGCCGCACGAGTTCTGGGCCTGCTTCGAGGTCTGGCGTGAAATGAACATGACGAAAAAGCCGGGCGACGATTAGCGTCGGAGGCACGTCGCCAGCACGGCAACGAGCAGGGCGATGATCAGCACTGTCCCGATCTGCCGCATCCTCAGCGTGTAGAAGTCTGTCCCGCAGTGCGGGCACGCCCGCGCATGGGCGCGGATTTGCTTCCGGCAGCGGGGGCAGGCCTTCGTCCTGTTGGCCTCGCGCTTATCCATGGGGTCCCACCCAAAGCGATACCGGCACCGGGGGCAGATCGACGCGCTCGCGTGGATAGTCCCTTGGCAACCCGGACAGACCTTCAGCGCGGAGCCCAAAGCTTCGGGCGGTGGGCGCTTTGGCGCGTCGCGTCGAGGGGGCGGCGGCATAGTCTCCGAGGTTAGCGATAATCCATCCTCTGTCGAGAGCGTCCAGGAGATAGCATGGCCGAAGACGTCAAGAAACTGCTCCTCCAGATCGACGCCTCAACGGAGCTGCTGAGGCGCGAAGTCTCGCGCGGCAGCGATACCGTCGAGCGCTTCGAGCGGGACACGAAGCGCCGGCTTCAGTCAGTCGATCGCAGCTTCCACGATCTCGGCCGGGGCGTCGATTCCCTGAGGGGTCGCTTCGGTGCGTTCCGGGGCGCGCTGGCAGCCATTGGTCTATCCTTCGGGATCGCGCAGCTCACCGGCTTCATCCGCAGCTCCTTTGAGCTGGCGGCCTCTCTCATCGAGACCTCTCAACAATTGGGGGTTTCGGCGCGCGCCCTGCAAATCTACCGCTATATCGGCTCGCAAGCGGGCATCGCTACCGAGACCATGGACCGGTCGCTGGGCAAGTTGAACCAGACGCTGGGCAGGGCTGCGTTGGGCGCCGCTGCTCCGACCCGCCAGTTGCGCGCGTTCGGCTTCACGCTGACAGAGATCAGGCGCGGCCTCACGGTTGAGGAGGCGATCCCCCGCTTGGCGGATGGCCTTTCCAGGATCGAGAGTTCATCCCGCCGCGCGGCCGTGGAAGTCGCTTTCTTCGGTCGGGCCGGGCAGGCGCTGGATCCTCTGCTCAAGCAGGGCGGACGGAAGATCAACGAGTTGTCCGAAGCGGCCGAGCGCCTGGGCGTGGTGCTGAGCGACGAGCAGCTTCAACGGCTGGACGACGCGGCCGATAAATACGACGCCTTGAAGACGCTGCTGTCGGCGCAAATTGCCGCGCTGATCGCCGACAACATTGATGCGATCCTGAGCCTCATTCAGGCGCTGGCGGATCTCATCAGCTACGCGGCCAGGGCCGGGGACGCATGGCGTAATTTCCGCCTCGAGCTTCGCCGGGGCGGCATCGTGGCGGCGCTCGGCAACCGCAACTTGGCCGACCCTCCCGAATGGGGGACTGGCGGGCGCGGACAGGCGATGACGCTGGACGAGCGCCGGCGCCTGCTTGGCGAGCTTCAGCAGATCGACGCAGAGCGGCTTGAGATTGCCCGGCGTGCGGACCCGAGCTATCGAGCCCCCGCGCTGCCTCGGACGCCCGTCACGCCGCGCCCGCCCTCATCGACCCCGGACCTGGACAACTGGAACGCGGCGGCGACCCACCGCCGACCGACGCCGGAGCGCACGAACGCGCAGGCGTTCCGCGACTTCGCAGCTGCACTGGCGGCGCTGGGGGTCCGCCCCGCCTCCGGGCGATACGGCTTCCGCACCGCCCGCGATCAGGCGCAAATCCACGCCCAAGGCGAGAGCCCACTGGACGGCACCCGCCGCGTCAGCCGCCACCAGACTCATCAGGCCTTTGATCCTAGCCGTGTCACTCAGAGCGACGACGCGGCGAGGACGGCGGCAAGCCAGGCTGGGCTCCGCGGCTTCCGAATCGTCAACGAAAGCGGTGGCCGGAAGCACTACGAATGGACCGGCCACAGCGCCCAGCGCGGCGATCTCGAAGTGGCGATCGACGAGCAGGAGCGGCAGGATCAGGAGGCGACGCGCGAGCGGGAGCGGGCGCTGAGGGAGACGTTCCAATACGATAGCGAGCTTCGCCGCGCGCAAGGCACCACCCTCGGCGCGATGCGCGACCTGGCTACCGACCACGGGGTGCGGGCCGAACTCTCGACGCGGATGCTGGACCTCGAGCGGCAACAGGAGTTCGAACAGCTCGATCTGCAGGTGACGATGGGCGAGCGGACGCAAGCTCAGGCCGACGCGCTCAAGCAAGAATATGACATCGCAGACCGCCTGCGGTTTGAGGCGATTCAACTTGAGGCGGCGAATAACCGCCGCGAGGAGATGGAGCGGCTTACGGCCACGCGGGTCGAGCTGCAGCGAAGCCTGCTCGAAGGGGAGGGGGCGCTTGCCACTACGGCCGCCGCGCGGCGCCGGATCGAGCTTCGCCTCGTTGAACTCGCCTTCCAAGAGGAGCGCGCGCGCCTTCAAAGGATTATCGCCCTCAACAGAGGTGACGCTGAAGAAGCCGACGCCCGCCTCCGGTTGGGCGCCTTGGACGCCCAGACCGGCCAGCGCCGAGAGACGGCGCGACGGAATACTCGCGGCCCCCTGGAAGAGTATTTTGAAGGGCTCCCCAACACGACCGACGAGATCAACGAACAGCTTCAGTCGATCGAGGTCCGCGCCCTCGAGGAACTGACCAGCGAGTTCGGATCGGCCACCGCCGCCGCTTTGGGCTTGCGCGGCGCAATCGGGAATGTGGTGGCGGCGCTCGCCGAACTCGCGCTTCAGCAGGCGATCCTGCAAATCGCCGGTCTTTTCTCCGGCGGGACTGGCGCCGGCGGCGATGGCGGGATCGGCGCTTTGATCAGCAAGGCGTTTTCCATCGGCGGCCCACGCGCGATCGGTGGCGGCGTCTCACCGAACCGCATCTATCAGGTCGGTGAGCGTGGGGTGGAACTGTTCCAGCCCAGCGTCCCCGGGCAGATCATCCCCAACGATAAGCTTCCCGGCGCGGGCGGGGTGAGCGCGAGCATCATCTACCAGATCGACGCTCGCGGCGCCGACCGGGACGGCATAAATCAGTTGCGCGCGGAAATGCAGGCGCGGGAGCGGACGCTGCCGGCGCGGGTCGTCGGCGTCGTTGAGGACGCGATCAAACGAAGGCTTATCCGATGATCACGTTTCCTCGAGACATGCCGAGCGTGGGCGCCCTCGGGCAATGGTTCGAACTGGACCGCGTGGACTATCTCTCCCCCGAAGCTGGCGGCCGGCTCGGTGCAGTGACGGCCGGGCAGCCGCTGTGGAAAATGGCGGTCGGCCTGCAGAACATGGTCCCCGACGACGCCGACATATGGCGCGCCTGGATCCCCGTCCAGCGCGGCGCGGGCCGCCTGTTCTATGGCCGCGATCTCGACCGGCCTTATCCGAAGGCATATCGCGGTGGCTTCGCGGGAATGACGCGAGCGGGCGGCGGCGCTTTCGACGGTGCCGCAACATCCTGGTCGGAAGCGCTCGACAGCGAGAACAATTCCCGGGTGACGCTCAACGGTTTGCCGGCGAACTTCGCCCTCGGTCTGGGCGATTACATCGGCTTCCGTTGGGACGACGCCGAATATCCAGGGGGCAACCTAAAGCGCCGCGCGATGGTCCGGGTCGTCGACGCCGCGACCGGCAGCGCGGGGGGCGTCCTAACCGTCACCTCCGAGCCCGCCGTGCCGCTCGTCGTGCCGGTCGGCGCCGTGGCGTACCTGAACGTCCCGGTCTGCCTCATGCGCCTCGTCACCGCCGAAACCCTGCTCGCAGAACAGGGCCTCATGGCGTTCACCTCGGCGGGAGGAAAGATCGTGGGCTTGCAGGACCTTCGCGAATGAAGAGCTTTTCCGCTCCCGCGCTCGCCGAGATCGCGAAGGGGACGGCCGTCGTCACGGGCGCGGTCGAGATCGCGAGCGACCCGCCCGTTCGCGTATGGGGCGGCTACGGCACGATCGAGATCGAGGGCGAGGACTTCGTCGGGCTGGGCGACCGGGGCTTGGCCCAGGTGTCGGCCGCCGCCCTGGGCGGGGCGGAGCAGAACGTCACGCTTTCGCTGTCCGGTGTTGAGCCCGCCGCACTGGAGCTGCTCGATGCGAGCGAGGTCCAAGGCGCTCCCGTCACCCTCTGGCGGCTGGTTTTCAAGGGTGATGCCAAGACCCTGCTGAGCGGCCATGTGTTCACGCGCGGCCGGCTTGATCACCTTCCGATTGAGGACGTGGTGGGCGCATCGGCGACGATCAAGGCGCTGATCGAAAGCGCCGCGCGCGGCCTGGGGCGGAGCGGCGGCCGGATGCGGACCGACGCCGACCAGCGCCTGATCGACCCCACCGACGGCTTCTTTAAGCACGTCAGCTTCGCCGGCGAAAAGCTTCTGGCCTGGGGCGGCATGAAGCCGGCGGCGGCTGGCTCCGTCCTGCCGGGGGCCGGCTCTGGCGGCGGTGCCGGCCGGGGCGGCATCTACCAGATGCAGCACGAATGATGGCGCGCGACCACGGCGCCTTGATCGGCTTCCTCGCGAAGCGCGCGGCCATGCCGTTCCGCTGGGGAAGCGCCCGGAACGATTGCGTCTCGTTCGGCGCGCTGGCGGCCAAGGCCCAGACGGCGCGCAATCCCCTGGGCGGTCTCAAGTGGGGCTCGCGTAAGGAGGCGCTCGCCCTGCTCGACGAGCTCGGCGGTCTCGAGGCGGCTGTCGACGCTCGGCTCCGCAGGGTCGCGCCCGCCATGGCCCAGCGCGGGGACATTGCCGGCGTTGCCGATGAGACCTTCGGCCTTCGATTGATGGTCGTGGAGGGCTCCACCCTTGTCGGCCCCGGCGCTCACCGGCCCGAGCGCCTGCCGCGGGCGATGATGGTCGCGGCCTGGTCACTCGATCCTGACGAGGCCGCCGATGGGTAGGACCGTCAAAGCCGTCGTTGGGATTGGCCTCGCCGTCGTCGGCGTCGTCACCGCCAATCCGGGCCTGATCGTCATGGGCGTGTCCATGACGGCCTCGGCACTCCTCACGCCGAAGGTGAAGCAGGGGCAGCGGCAGGCGTCCGTCACGAACCTGACGATCGGCGAGATTGCCCGCGAAGCAGTGTTGGGCGAGGCGGTCACGGGCGGGTCGCTGGCCGACGCCTTCAATTACGGCGGCAAGTACGGGACCGATTGGGAAGTTCTGGTGATTGCGCTCGCTGATCATGAGTGCGACTCGCTCGTCGGCTTCTACGTCAACGACCAATATGTCGCCTTCACGGGCGACGGTATGGTGGCCGGCTATAATAACCAGCTCGCCATCTACTTTCGCCACGGCACCGAAAGCCAAACGGCTCCAGCCATCCTCGCCGCGAACGGCCCGGGGTGGACGGCAGACGACCGGGGTGTGGGAATCTGCTACGTCGTGGCCGCTTACAAAGCCGACGCCTCCGATGCCCAAAACCCCATCTATCCCGCAGGCCGGCCGGCCTTCCGCTGGCGGCTCAAGGGCGCAAAGTGCTACGTCGCCCGCCTGGATAGCACGGTCGCGGGCGGCTCCGGCCCTCACCGCCGCAACACGCCCTCGACTTGGACCTGGACCGCTAATCTGATCGACTGCCGCTATTCGTGGGTGCGTGGCATCTACGCTTGCAACCGCGTCACAGATCCCACGATGCTGCTGATCGGGCGCGGCCTCAGCGCCGTCGAAGCACCGCCCGAAAACACCTTCGCGCCGGCCAACCTTTGCGACGAGGTTGTGGACGGCGAGCCGCGTTATAAAATTGGCGGCGTCATCCGAGCCGACGAAATATTCATCAACGTCGAGGAGATGTTCGCGGCCGCCTGCGGCGGCGTGATCGTTCAGCCTGAGGGCAGCGTCGAGATCGAGCCGGGGCAGGCCAAGGCGGCGGTGGCCTATATCACCGACGACGACCTCGTGGTCGGCAGCAGCGTCGACTACAGCGAGTTCCTGCCCCGCTCGGATGACGAGTGGTTCAACACCGTCGTTCCGCGCTACGTCGAGCCCGCTCAGAACTGGGCTGACCATGGCGCGCCGATCCGCCGCTTGGACGCCGACGTGATCGCGGACGGCGGGCCGCGCGAGGAGGTCCTGAACCTGCCCCTCGTGACGAGCGGAAAGCAGGCGGGCCGCGTCGGGGAGATTCGACGTCGGTTCGGGCGCCTGTGGAAGCGGGCGGGGATCACGCTGGGGCCGCCACATGCCGAGCTTGAGGATGGCGACTGGATCGTCTGGACCTCGCAGCGCTATTTCCACGGCGCGAGCATCATGTTTCGGATCGAAGGCTACGAACTGAGCCAGGAGTGGCAGAACAGGTTGCAGCTCCGCGAGATCACTGCGAGCGTATTCAGCGCGGGCGACTTCATAGCGAACGCCGCACTGGCTGATCAGCCGGGCGCGTTGCCTTCCATCGGCGCGCCGGGCGGGGCTGCGTGGGAGCTTCAGGCCGAGATGCTGGATAGTGGTGGGCCGGCCATCCCGATCCTCGCTATCACTGGCGCGGTTGATGACAGCTACGCTCGGGCAATCCGGGTCGAGTATTGGCGCGATGATGGAGTGACCGACCCCGAAGATGTTACCAACTGGATCACGCTCGGCGACCATGGCGCGGGCGTGACGCGGGTCGAAATATCTACCATCGCGTCGGGGGCGGACTATTACGCCGCCATGTCCTATGTCGTCGGCGGGATCCCTGGCGACCGGCTCATCCTCGGGCCCGTGACGGTGGGCGTGATCACGGGGACAGAAGGGCCGCCGGGGCCACATGGGTTAAGCGTCGCGATCGTGCGGATCTACAAACGCTCCGCCAGCCTCCCAACACTTCCGTCCGCGACGGCGACACTCACGTTTGCCACAGGCGTCGTCACAGGCCTCAACAACGGGTGGACGACCAATGTCCCCACTTCGAATGGAACCCCCCTTTACGTCAGCGCGGCCACGGCGAGCGGGACAGGCTCGACGGACACGATCGGCAGCGGAGAATGGTACACGCCGACGATCGAGGCCCAGGACGGCGCTACCGGCGCCACGGGCGGGACCGGCGCGGCCGGGATCAGCACATTCCCCGTCCGCATCTACCGGCGCGCAGCTGCAGGGTCGCCTCCGACGCTTCCTAGCGCCACGGCCACCGTCACCTTCGCCACGGGCGCCATCACCGGTCTGAATAACAGCTGGTCTGCCAGCGTACCGGCCGCTGACGGCAATCCGCTGTGGGTGAGCGTCGCGGCTGCGATAGGAACGGGATCGACGGATACCATCGCAAGCGGTGAGTGGACTACCGCGGTCATCGAGGCTCAGGACGGCGCGACCGGCGCCACTGGCGGGACCGGCTCGGCAGGGCTCAGCACGGCAGAGGTGCGGATCTACAAGCGCGCTGCGGCAGGAACACCCCCGGCCCTCCCAAGCGCGACAACCACCTTCACGTTCGCCACCGGCGGCCTGACCGGCCTCAACAACGGCTGGACCCGCAACGTCCCAACTTCGGACGGCAATCCACTATGGGTGAGCCAGGCGGCTGCAACCGGGACCGGATCAACGGACACGATAGCCTCAGGGGAATGGGCGACCGCGGTCGTTGAAGCGCAGGATGGAGCGACGGGTGCCACTGGCGGGACTGGTGCGGCGGGGACCAGTGCCGCGACCGTCTCTCTCTTCCAACGCAACACGACCGGCACGCCGCCTTCGGCGCCTGGCTCGACGACGACGTACACCTTTGCGACAGGCGTTCTGAGCGGGTCGCTGGGAAGCTGGGCGCAGGCCGATCCTGGGGCGGCCTCTGGGGCCTATCTCTTCACGGCTCAGGCGACTGCGCTTGGCACCGGATCGACCGACTCCATCGCGGCAGGCGAATGGACGGTGCGCCTCACAGTGCAGGGCCTCAACTCGGCCCAGCTTGCGTCGCTCGCGGCACTGGTCGACGACAACGTCCTGACGGCGGCGGAGAAGACGGCAAGGCTGCTCCCGGCTGTCGCCGAGCTCGGCGCTCGCTACACCTACATGGCCGCGCGGGCGGGCGCGCTGAGCGTGAGCACGAGCGCCGCCTCGACTGTGCGCACGGCCTTCCTGACCTACCTGGCCGCCCTCTCGCCGGTCTACGACGACACCAGTCAGGATACGACACTGGCGACCGCCAGCCTGGCCTCTATCATCCTGTCGGCTTGGGGAGGCTCCGCCGTCCTGGGAAACAGCGGGCTATATTCGACTGTCAACGACAACAGCGCGGTGGACTACCTTGACCGCGAGACCACGTTCGTCACCACGCCTAGCAACACCTACGTCTTCGGGGTTGTGGTGAAGAAGGATGCCGTGGCCGGAGCCACGCGCGCGCCGTCATTCAGGCTCGGAACGCCTTCGGCCAGCAACTTTACCGACATCCGGGTGGACACCTCTACTGGCGCCTCCGACATCCCCTACAACACGGCCGTCGGGGTCGCGGCAGGCACTGCCGGCGTCACCGCCATCAACGACGACGAGTACCTGGTCTGGGTCTCGCGCACGGCGGCGGCCGGCGAGACCAACTTCATGGCCAGCATATACCCGGCGGCCAGCGCGACCGGCGGAGCATATGACCCCGCCAAGACCGGCACCATCTCGGTGCGCGATCCGATGCAGGCTCTCGGCACTTTCGACAAGCTGGGCCGCGATGCGTTCCGCGCCAGGCTCAGGGACTATTCGGCGGCGCTCGATGCGCTCGACAAAGCGGTCAGTGAAGCGGACGTGCTGGCGGCGTCGACCGTGATAACTGGCCTGGCCGATATCGCCATCAGGTACGACAACACAGGCGCCGCCCAGGCTGGCGAGCTGACCCGCCCGGAGACCTACAAGCTGGTCAGGAACGGTTCTACCGTCTCCAGCGGTCTCACCTGGACCTACACGATCATCAGCGGGAACGTGAACGGCTTCACGTCCGCCTCCGGCGCGCAGTCCATCACCGGGGCGGGGGCGGTCACTCTCAGCGTCGCCGCGCTGGCGTCAGATACCGCGACGATTCAGATCAAGGTCGTCGACGCCAACAGCGTTCCCTTCATCAAGACGGTGCTACTCCGACGCGATACCGCAGACGCTCCGGTGACCGGCACAACCGGAGGCGGGACGGCCGCCAGTGTGAGTTCGTTCAGCCAGTTCTCTTCGACTGGCATGGCGACGGTTATGCCCAGCGGCACCGCGGAGTTCGTGGTGACCGCCAGCGGCACCTCCGTCGCCCTGACCGCCTCGTTGAGCACGCAGCACAACGCCAGCTCGGCCACGGCCTGCCAGATCTATGCGATTTTCCAGTGGTGGAACGGCGCCTCATGGTCGGACGTGGGCACGGAGACGCTCTCGAGCCCGCACGCTGTCAGGGACCAAGACGCCGATACCGGGGTATGGATCACCGTCACCAGAGCGCAGGTGAACATCAGCACGTCGAAAACCGGCCTTACCGCCGGAAGCTCAAACAGGTTCCGCCTGATGATGCGCCGGCACGCCACGAACTCGGTCGCAGGCACCTACTCGACCACGGGCACGGCAGGAGCACAGGGATGAGCAAGGCCGACGAGAGGTCGCGAAGGCAATGGATCAAGATCGCCGATCAGGTGCGCTTCGTCCCCGCGGGTCGCCTGCCCGAAGATCTGGGGATCGACATGCGCTCGGCGGTCGAGCTGCCCCGGGAGCCGGCGCCATTCGAGCTCTTCGTCGGGATGTCGGGGCGGAGCCATGTCCATGCCGCGCGCCGCGCCCAGCATGAGGAAGAGGCGCGCCGCAATAAACGGCAGTGGCACGATGACATGGAGCATCGCGTGGCGGCGCTCGAAAATCGGTTGTCGAGGATGGAAGGAAGTTAGGAATGCCGACGAAAAAGGCGCGCAAAACGCTTAGCGACCTGGCGCGCGGGCTCAACGCGCTCGCCCGCGACTATGCCGGTCGGGAATTCCGCCATTATAGCGGCAAGGTCTATCGGGTGATCGACTTGGGGCTCGACAGCGAGACACTGCGCCCGACCGTCTTCCTCGAGAGCATCCCGCTGGTCACCGAGAAAGGCGAGCGCTCGCCGGTCCGGTTCACCATGACGCTTCGGCGCTTTGTCGGCGAAGTGGACGATCCGAAGGGCGGCGAGAAGAAGCGGCCTCGCCACGTCGCGATCAAGCGCCGCTAGTTGAGCCGGTCGGGAGGATAGGCGGGTGGGTGTGGCGCGAACCGCCCTAGTCGCGGTCGGCGCCGCAGTCAGCGGGGCGGGGCTATCGATCGATGGGCTGGAGAAGAAGCGCCTCGGGGCTGTCGAGGATCATCCGGGCTCAGGCCGGCAGCGCCGCTCCGCAGGGCGCCCAGGCAGCGAAGAAATGACGGTGCGGCGAACACCGCGCCTGCCGACAGTGATCGAAGCGAAGGGAGGGGCCCATGCCGGATAACAACCACCCGTGGGCCACGCTCGTCTGGTCGCTTTTGGCGAGTTTCGCCGGGGCGCTCACCGCGCTGAGCGCGCGCCCCTTCAGGGACATGACTCGCGGCGAGATCATGATGGCGCTCATCGTCGGCGCGTCCTTCGCGATCTTCGTCGGGCCGCTGGTGGCGCTGTGGATTTTCGGCCGTTCGCAGGTCGACCTGCGGATCATGGGCGGCATTCTCTATTTGATGGCGACGGGGTCGAACGTCCTTGTCCCCCTGGCCGTCAGAAAGCTGAGCAGCCTGTTCGGCAGCAACGGATCGAACGGGGCCAGCAGAAACGAGGAGGGCCGGCCATGATGTTCTGGCCTGTGATCAACATGATCGCCAGCATGATCGTCGCGGGGATCGTGACGTACAAGCTCGGCTGGCGCGCGACGGGCTTCACCTGCATGGAACGCATCGGCATGGCCCTGACCGGGGCCGGGTGCATCCTGAGCATCGGACCGATCATGTGGTCGGCACAGACGCCCTTCGAGGACTGGAGCGGCACGCTGCTTCGGCTCGGCTGCGCGGTCTACTTCATCGGCCGGCTGCTCAAGCATCGGCACAACAATCAGGCCGCGATCCGGCAGGCGCGGCTGCACCTTAAGCGCTGACCCCCGGCCGGTTGCCCGGCCACATACCCCGACAGGAGAAAGCCATGTCCCTGCTCCCAGCGAGCAGGATGCTTGTTCCTTGGTAATTCCCCGATGCGACCCTTCGATAGGAGCCTATGATGCTGATGCTTCCACCCGCCAAACCGCAAATCGACCGCGCTACCGCGATCCGAATGACGGAGAGCAAGGGCGTCCGCCTGGAGACGACCCCCTTTCAGATCGGCGGGATGAGGGGCTATTTCCCGCAGAGCATGGGGTCGACGCCAGGCAACGATCGAGGCGTCAACGACGACGGCTTCTTCATTCTGACAGCGACGTTCTTCGAGACCTACAATGGCAACTGCGACCCGTCGCGCTTCCGCGCGGGTCAGGGAACTGGCGCGGGGAAGGGCATGGCGAGTCTGCTTCCCGGCGTATATCCGGTCTATCAGTTCTCCACGCACAACGGCTCGAAGCGACAATATCCGGCGATCTGCCAGCGCCTCGGTCCGGTGAACGTGATGCGAGACGGCCCCAGCGGGCCGTATCCGGACAAGGGCATGTTCGGGATCAACCTCCATGAGGGAGGCGACTGGGGCACGTCGAGCTTGGGTTGCCAGACCTTCCCGCCGTCCCAGTGGGACGACTTCTACGCCGACGCCAAGCGCGAGGCGCAGGCCGTCTACGGTGATCGGTGGAACAAGACCGCTATCACCTATGCCCTGTTCGATATGGCGGTGGAGGAGGCGCGGACCGTCGGCGTGCCCACGGTTGCTCCTCCCACGCCGGCACCGTCCCCGCCGACCAGCAAGGGCACCACGATCCCCGCCGACATCATCGCCGCGGCCAGGGAGTCGCAGGCGAAGTGGGGCATCCCCGCATCAATCTCGCTCGCGCAGTGGGCGGTCGAGAGCGGCCGGGGGAAGCATATGCCGCCCGGCAGCAACAACCCCTTCGGCATCAAGGCGCGCAAGGGCGATCCGAGCGTCGTCGTCCGCACCCGCGAGGTCGTGCGCGGTGAGACCATCTACATCAACGCCCCGTTCCGCAAGTTCGCCTCGTTGGCAGAGGCCTTCGACGAGCACGGCAAGCTACTCGCGACCGTTGGCGCCTATGCGAACGCCCGCACCCTGCTCCCGAATGTGGACGCCTTCGCGGACGCCCTCACCGGCGTCTATGCGACCGATCCCACCTACGGCACCGTCCTGAAGCAGATCATGCGCGGCGGAAACTTCTACCAGTACGACGACGCTAGCGTGATCAAGGCTGGCGAGTATCCCACGCTGCGGCGCGGAGTGAAAGGCGACGCGGTCGGCTTCTTGCAGGTCAAGCTCGGTGTCGTCGGCCCTGGCGATCCGGGTTACGGCACCTACGGCCCCAAGACCGAAGCGGCGGTCAGGGAGCTCCAGGGCGCCCACGGGCTGAACGTCGACGGCGTGACTGGTCAATTGACCTGGGCAGTGGTGCCGAAGTGAGCGCCCCCGGCATCCTCAAGGGCTGGAACAGCGCTGGCTGCTGCTGACCGTCTCGATATCGGAGCGCCTGTCGAAGCTGACCGGCCTACCGATCGACTTTCAGTTTCAGCCTCAAACCCACGCGAACAACCGCTTCCCCGGCCGCCGCAACGCTGTCGGCCTGCTCTTCCGAAAGAAGGAAACCGCAGAATGAGCAAACAAGAACAATCCGCGTTCGACGCCGGACCGCCCAAGGAAGGGGCGAAACATCGCGGGATCATCGGCCTTGCGACCCTCGCGTTGGGCGGCCTCGGCTTCATAGCCCTGTTCTTTGTCCCAATCCCCGAAGGCAATCGCGAGCCGCTGATGCTCGCGCTCGGGCTCGTACTCGGCTGGGGCGGGACCGTCGTCAATTACGAGTTCGGCTCAAGCCCGGCCGGCCGAAATGCCGCGGCGGCCGGCACCCGCTCGCCCACCGGCTGACAACCGAAAGGAGATCAAGATCATGAACACCACTCCCCCGGAGCCGCCCCCGGACGAGCCCCGTTACCAGTACGGCTCGGCGGAAGAGGATGCATGGCACGAGTACATGGATGGCGCCGGCACCCGTGATCCTGGCGGCCGCCGCACCAGGGCGATCAATGGCTGTGTCAACCAGTTCTTTGTGCTTCTCGCTCTCTTCGCGATCGTCGCCGGCATCAGCGCCTACGTCCGCGGCTCGCGGCCCACCGTTTCGGAGACCAGACAATGAACCCTTTTACCTCTATGAAGGCGGCCATCGGCTTCGGTGTGGCCATCGCGTTCGCCCTGCTTCTCGCCTGGGCCCTTCGCGTCGATCACCTTCGCGCCGAGTGGAAGAAGCAGACCGAGACGATCACGAGCGCGGTCGAAACGGCAGCTGGCCTCCGCAACCTGAAACCGAAGGACGCGGCGGCGGCAGTCGCCACCATCGCCGGCAACCTTCGCACCTGCCGCGAGAACGGTGCCCGGCTGCAATCCACCATAGACGACCAGAACAGGGCCGTGGAGGCGCTACGCCGCGATGGGGCGGCAAGGATCGCTGCGCTCGATCGTGCTGCCATAGACGCGCGCCAGGGGGCTCAGGCGGCCCTACAGCGCGCCGCTGCCATCCTCGCCAGCCGCGGCACTGGCGACGACTGCGCCGACGCTGAAGCGCTGATTAACAGGGAGATTGCCCGATGAAACGCCCCATCCTGCTCATGTCCGTCCTGCTCGCCGGCTGCGGCACCACCGCTGCCCGCGTCCCGATTGAACCGACGGTTCGGATCGTGGAAGTCCGCGTTCCGGTCCCGCAGCCTTGCCCGGCGCTGGAAAGGATCGGCCCGCGACCGGACTATCCGGACAGCAACCCGGCGCTCGCTGCGGCGATCGGTCTCGCCGCCAAGGTCCGGCTTCTGCTGGCCGGCCGCGTGCAGCGGATCGCGCGAGAGGAAGCGGCGGAGGGGGCCATGGCGGCTTGCGCCTCCCCGCCGGTCGATCCGCCCGGCGGCTGATCCGAGCCGACTGAAGGCAGGCGGGGGCTCCGGCCCCCGCTTTTTTTGTGCCTGCTCTCGAAGCGTTCGCTATGTGTTCCGAATGGCCGAGCATCGACCGATTCTCCGAACCTGCGACTTCGGGCGGGTATTCGCCGAGGCGCGGATATGGTGCGATGCCTGCGGCCACGCCTTGTTCGTCGACCAGACCATTCTCAATCTGATGTTCCCTCAACCGCTTCCGCTCACCGGCGCGCTGACGAAGCTCGTCTGTAGCGAGTGCGGAGAGAAGAGCGTGAAGATCGAGATCGTTCGCAAGCCGCCGCGCTGAGTTGCCCGACCGCTTCGCGTTTTACAGCCGCTCGATAAGCTATTGATCTGGAACGCCGCGGAAATCGTGCGTTTTACGGTACGCGTGGCTGATTTCTGCCAAAGGCGGCAGCTTGGAAGGCTAGTGCTCTACCATTGAGCTATACCCGCTTGGGGCCCGTCGGGCCGCGCCGGCCTCCCTGCCAGAGCGGGCGTTGCGGCGTCAAGCCGAGGAGATCGGGCCGGAAAGGCGCGACACAAGCGGCCTCATGCCAAAGCGATCAGCGCCAGGGCGATGACCGTGACCGCCACTATCTCGAGCTCGGCCGGCAGCGAACGCGGCGCGCAGAACAGGCACAGGCGCAGCATCTGGCCAAAGGTGAAATCGCGGGTCAGGCGGCACCCCATCCGGTTGTCGTGCGACCAGCGCACGTCCGCGCTCACGGCGCCGATCCAGGGGATGACCAGCCGGACCCGGCTGCCGGCCGCGATGTGCGCGCTGGTCACCGCCATGAAGCCCGACCGCGAGACGTTCTTCAGCGACAGCGCAAGATCGGGCAGGCCGTCTTGCTTCAGATAGACTTTGCCGAAGGCCGGCATCCGGTTCTGGCAGCGGACGATATAATGGGCGGCCGAGACCAGCCGGGTCGAGAGAGCGCGCAACGATCGCTGTTCCTTGTGCCGTGGCAGGCCCCGCCGGCGGGCGCCGCATCGAGCCGCTAGCCGGGATCGTCTAAGATCGGGTTAAGCAGGGACATTCACACCTTTGCCGCAACTTTGGCCTCCATTTGGGACAATGGCCCCGGTGTCGTCACTGGCGCGGGACTTCCAGCGATCGTCGCGCTATAGGCGGAACGGGGCATGATGAGATTGTGCGGGGGCATGGTGGGGCTGGAGCATTGCCCATGACGACCGCCGCGAAAAGCGGCAACGGCGCCGCCCCGCCGTTCGAGGATATTGTCGCCGATTACGGGCCGCTCATCTCGCGCATCGCCTCGTCCTACGAGGCCGATCCCAGCCTGCGCGAGGACCTCACCCAGCAGATCTTCCTGGCGGTCTGGCAGGCTTTGCCCTCCTGGCGCGCCGACGCCTCGCTCAAGACCTTCATCGCCCGGGTCGCGCAGAACCGCTCGATCTCCTTCGTCACCAAGCAGGTCCGCCTGCCACCGGTCGCCGAAATCCCGGAGAAGCTCGAGGCCGACGCGCCGAACCCCGAAGAGCATGCGATCGAATCCAACGAGCGCGAGATGCTGATGAAGGCGACGCGCGAGCTGCCTTTGCCGCAGCGGCAAGTCATCATCCTGGTGCTCGAAGGTTTTACTTACCCGGAAATATCCGAAATGCTTGAGATCGCGCCGAATGCCTTGGCGCTCAGGCTGTCCCGTGCCAAGGCTGCACTCAAGTCGATGCTGGAGCGGAGTGAATGACCGACCTCGACCTGGACCGTCTCGGCGACGTCTGGCGCCAGCAGCCCAATCCGGCCGAGATGGAGCGGCTGCGGCGCAGCGCCGCTTTGGTGAGCCGCCGGGCGCGGCTCGCGCGGGTCGTCGACATCGCCGCCGCTCTGGCGCTGGCGGCGGTAGTGATCCTGCTCGTCCTCTCCAATCCGAAGATCGGGACGTTCCTGATCGGCGGCGCCGCGATCCTGGTCCTGCTCGGCAGCAACATCCGGCTGCGCAACCTCAGGCAAGTCGAGCTCAAGAGCCTGAGCGGCAGCACCGAGGACATGCTCGACCAGACGATCGAGCGCATCGAAACCACGCTCAAGCACCACCGGCTGAGCCTGATCATCGGCGGCCCTGCCTTCCTGGCCGGGCTTCTTTCCGCCACGTCGGCGGATTCCAACTTCATCCGCACCCTTCTTCCGGCGTTGCACGAGATCCCGACCTCCCGGGCGTGGCTGAGCGCGCTGGGCTTTGGCGGCGCGGCGATCGCCACCGTGATCATCTTGCTGGCGATCAAGCGCGGACGGCGCGAGCTGGAGCGGTTGCGGGCGATGCGAGAAGCCTATCGTCACGAGCACGATTCGACGACATCGTGA